GCAGCGTAACTGATAGTGCTTTCATTCGTGGGTAACAACGGGCATATCGCCTTAGTAAATCCCATATCGGTGCTGGGTTGATCGCCAGCCGTTGCTCCACGAAACGGAGCTCATAACAGGTAAGGGAGCTGAACTTTTTAAGCCAGGTAAGCGCTGGCGTCGGTGCGATTCCGGGCAGTTTCCTTTCCGTTGTGGTGAATGCGCAGGCTGATGCGCTATAGCTGTATATCTCTATGTGGGGTCATCGTAAGCGGGTCACGGAAACCACTGAGGAGTTGCGACCTCGGTAATAAATCGCGATATACAGGAAACGCTATGACCGGAGATCAGCACCGGCCACCACACATATTCAGACGGCAGAAAAGAAAATCCCCGCCGAAGCGGGGAACATCTTAACCTGGTGGGTTATGGGACATCTCTTCGCGGACTGTACATCTTCCCGTTGAGTACTATGCAACCCATGCTAATCCACTTAGTAACCTGTTGAGGCAGCACTCCACACGCTAAGGCGAAATCAGCCTGGCTCGGGAAGTTCTTCTCAATGTACTCTTTGATCGGCATAGTCGCAGATCAAAACTCAGCGAAACATTTTTCGACGAAGCGCTCGCTTTCTTCGTCAACTGAGATTGCTTCATCAAACGCCACGTCATAACCGAGAGACTCGGCCTTGCGCTGAACGAAAGCGAAAAACTCTTTTGCTTCTTCTTTGCTCATGTCGAAACGTGAATCCGGTGCGTAGGTGTTAATGGTGATAGTGGTCATAGCATTTGCTCCTGTTTAGATGGGTAGATAATAAACCAAAAAGGTTTATACGTTATGACATGCATCACAATATCCATACAAACTTTAAGGCTCGCTTCGGCGGGCCTTTTTCGCATTAGGCCACAGGCAATCAATCACAGATGAACCCTCGCATCCAATGCCTCGCTGGCCTTTCCTAACTACACCACAGCACTTCCAACCGGAGGTGTGAGATGTCACATATGAGCAAATTAGCTTCTGGCGCAGCTTATGGCGCATCTGCCGGGACGGTGGCTAATGGGTTGTTGACCCGGCTAAGTCCTGACGAGTGGAGCGCAGTAGGCGTTATCGCCGGTATTGTCGTGGCGCTACTGACGTTCGGTATCAACTGGTATTACAAACGCAAAACCACGCTGGCGCAGATTCAGGCGTACGAGCGATGGCCTTCCGCAGCCGGGCAGTTATCAAAGGAGGACTAACGATGGCTATCCCGTCCTCACTGAGAAACAAACTGATTGCCGCAGCGGGTGCAGGTTCGATGGTCATCGCCACGATATTCATCGGTGGCAAGGATGGTGTAGAGGGTCGCAAGTATCAGGCTTACAAAGATGTCGCTGGCGTCTGGACTGTCTGCGACGGCCACACTGGCAACGACATCATTCGCGGCAAGACCTACACCGACAAAGAATGCGACCGGCTTTTGTGGAAAGACCTGCAACCGGCCAAAGCGACCGTAGACAATCTGGTAAAGGTACCCCTGAACGAATACCAGCGCGCCTCGCTATACAGCTTCGTGTTCAACGTAGGCAGCGATGCCTTCGCTAAGTCGACTCTCCTTCGAAAGCTCAACAAGGGCGACCAGGAAGGGGCGTGTGAAGAAATGCGCCGCTGGGTATATGCAGGCGGTATGAAGTGGAAGGGATTGCAGAACCGGCGGGAGATGGAGCGCTCGATGTGCCTGGCGGAAAGCGAAAATGACCTTTAAATGGAAGCTCATCCTCTTCGCAGCAATGAGCCTGCTGCTGGCAATCGCTATTGTCATCGCCAGTCATTACCGGTCAGCGCTCAAAGAATCGCAGGCATCTTTAACCAAAGTTAATCGTGAATTAAATCTGGCTAAAGACACCATCAGCGACATGCAGACTCGCCAGCGCGATGTGGCCGCGCTCGACGCAAAATACACACAGGAGCTTGCAGATGCTCAGGCGACTATCGATCAGCTGCATGATGACGTTGCTTCTGGCAAGCGTCGGTTGCAGCTCCACGCGACCTGTACGAAGCAATCCGCCTCCGGCACCGCCAGCCTGGATGATGCAGCCAGCCCCGGACTTACTGACTCCGCTGAACGGGATTATTTCACCCTCAGGGAGCGGATCGAGACCGTGACCAGGCAGTTGAGCGGATTGCAGGCGTATGTTCGGGAGCAGTGTTTGAGATAAAAAAAAGCCCCATGGCTGGGGCGACGACAGGATAGATATTTTCTCTTTTTATAATTATTAACGCAGCGTTGACTTGTTTTCCCTGATGCTTTTTCTCGCAAGACATTCCTGTCTGTATGGTCTTCATCCCTGCGACTCACAGACCTTGTTTGTAGGAGCCACTCCACCAACAAGATGGAAATAATCCTGGCCGATATATTCAGCTTAACAAGCGGCAGGCATCTTTTATAGGAATAGTCCGGGGATAATTGTACGGTGAGCGACCTGATGTACAGATAGGCAAGCCGTTATATAGAAGCGTTCTCAAAACATAGTGAACCACTAAACATCACAAGGCGCATTTGCGAGTGCGCCTGATGATGAACATCTCAGGCATTGAGCGACGGTTAGCACGCCGCGATTACTCCCTAAGGCGCGAGTTAAAATCGCTTCACTGGGACTAATCCTAGATGTAATGTGTAACCTCTACTTATGAAAAGGAGGTTGTCATGTTAGAAAAATATCTTTTAGTTGGCGGGATGAATACCACTCCACAGCAAAAAAGAGTGGCAGTTGTCGAGGCGGCTCTTGAAATTGCCAAGGCTTCGGTTGGTCAAGCCAATGCAGCGCCTCACTCAAGAACAGAAGATGACTTGAAGCATGTGGCAAAAGAAATAAGTAATCTTGCTGATGCCATAGAAAAGGCGCTGCAAGTTAAGTGAACCAAGCCGCCTTCGGGCGGTTTTTTATTGGGGCAAACATGGCTGACATCTACCGCATCACAGTCAAAACCAAAACAGGCGAAACGCATGAAGGTCTGATGAAGCGATCTCAGCCCGAGATTATTAACGGCTTCATCGGCATTGCTCGCGAAGACGGCTCATGGGTATACCTGGCACCTGATAATGTGCAGGAAATGGAATACGTGCCCGAGCCGGATAAAGACGAACAAACATCGTAAGGAATGATTATGGCGACCGAATCAAAAACTGGCCGCCAAATAGCATAGCTATATATTACTCACGCTGAATCTTTTCCCATTCAGCCCTGTACCGTTCTTTTTCGTCAACGCAGGAAGGACACAAAAGTCCTCCATAATACATTTCATTTTCAACAGCGCTTTCTAACTCATCGCCCTCAAGAAGTGCATGACAATCATTATGATGTCCGCCGGGGTTAGTAACCCCATCACACTTCTCGGTTAAAAACGGTTCCAAAACGGCCTTTTGCTTTGCAGATAGGCTGTCGTAACCATGATCAACCGCTCTCTGGGCTATGCCGGTAACCATCGTATTTTGATTATGAAAACGATCATGTTGCAGCATCGCATCAAGAAGTGATTCTGTAGACATGAAAACTCCTTTTAACTAGGAAGAATCATGGCACTCACAGACAAACAAGAAATGTTCTGTCGCGAGTACCTCATCGATTTGAACGCTACGCAAGCGGCTATTCGGGCGGGGTACAGCGAGAAGACCGCCAATGAACAAGGCTCGCAAAACTTAGCGAAACTTAACATCCAGTCCAGAATCTCCGAACTGAAAGCAGAGCGCAATGATCGGGTCGAGGTTGATGCTGATTATGTGCTGAAACGCTTGTTTGACATCGACCGGATGGACGTTGCAGATATCCTACTGGCTAACGGAGAAATCAAGCCGATTAAGGACTGGCCGAAGGTATGGCGCACAACACTTTCTGGAATTGACGTCATAGAGATGGCTGCCGCTGATAGCGCTGCCTTACTGAAGAAGATTAAGTGGCCTGACAAGGTTAAGAACCTTGAGCTTCTCGGCAAACACATTAGCGTGATGGCTTTCAAAGAGCAGGCCGCTCACGAGCATACCGGTAAGAACGGCGGCCCGATTGAAGTGGCCGCGCTAACGAAAGATGAATACAAAGCTGCCCGGCGGGAGATGTTGGAGGATGACGACTGCTGAGCAAAAGAACTATGCGCGCCGGATAGAGTGCGAAGAGGACGGGCTTTACTTTGCCCGCTACTTCTTCAAGCAGCGGACTGGCGGAAAGATGATAGTGGCACCTCATCACAAGGTTATTCAGCAAACGCTGGACAGAGTGATAGACGGCGAGATTAACCGGCTGATCATCAACGTTCCGCCCGGCTACACGAAAACAGAACTGGCAACCATCAACATGATGGGGCGTGGTCTGGCACTGAATAAGCGCGCCCGTTTCATGCACCTGTCCTACTCGCACAACCTCGCACTGCTGAACTCATCCACAGCACGCAGCATGATTAAGTCGCAAGCCTACCAGGCGATGTGGCCTATGGAGCTACGTGACGATGCCGACAGCAAGGCGATGTGGTGGACTGAGTATGGCGGCGGTGTGTATGCCTCATCGTCAGCAGGCCAGGTAACGGGATTCCGTGCCGGCCATATGGAGCCAGGCTGGCAGGGCGCGCTGATTATCGATGATCCGGTTAAACCCGACGACGCTTATTCAGAGACTGTTCGTGACGGTGTAAACAGCCGCTTCAACGAGACGATTAAATCTCGTCTGGCTATCGAAACCACGCCGATGATAGTCATCATGCAGCGCATCCACTATCACGACCTGAGCGGCTATCTGCTGCGAGGAGGCAGTGGTGAGATGTGGCACCACCTGAACCTGCCGGTAATCATCGACAATAGCCGCTCCTATCAGGAGCAGTACCCGGACAACAGTCACGCCATACCGATTGAGCACGGATTGCCTGATGGCTGGCTCTGGCCCTTCAAGCACAACGAGAGCCACCGCACAGCGCTGTTCTCTCATCGCCGAACGGCAGAAGCGCAGTACATGCAGAACCCTCGCAGGTTCAACGCAGAAGGCGCGCTGTGGACAGAGCAGATGATTGCAGCAGCACGAGCCCTGAACATCACCGAGCAGCTATCCAGAACGGTTATCGCTATCGACCCGCAAGCAACAAACAGCGAAGAGAGCGATGAAACGGGAATTGTGGCTGCAAGCTCATACGGTGCGGGAGATAAGCGGCAGTATTCAGCCGACGGCGACTACAGTGGCAAATATTCCCCTAACGGCTGGGCAACGCGGGCTATGGATGCTTACAAACAGCATGACGCCGATGCGATCGTGATTGAAACCAACCAGGGCGGTGACATGGCAGAGGACACGCTCCGCAATGCCGGGTTCAAAGACCGCATTATCCGTGTCCATGCGAGCAAGGGTAAGTTCGCGCGAGCCGAGCCAATATCCGCTCTGTATGCACAGGGTCGCGTAGCCCACCGAGGCAATCTCTATCAACTGGAAAACCAGCAGATGGAGTACGTGCCAACCACCTCTAAAAAGTCACCCGACCGTCTCGATGCGCTGGTATGGGCGATGACCGAGTTAAGCGGCCAGTCTAAAGGCGCAATCTTCTTCTAAGGAGTTCATCAGTGAGTGAACAACAAAGCGAGGTCTCATTCCTCGTGAACGCCCTTGCTGATGCGATAGGGCGGCAACGAATGCTGTACGCCAATGGACAGAATGGCAACACCAAGCGTACCAAGCTGTGGGATGAGTTCGGATACCCGAGCGAGGTAGGTTTCGACCAGTACTATCGTGCTTATGAGCGCAATGCCGTTGCTCACGCGGCGGTGCATAAGCTTCTGGACTCGTGCTGGGTGGACAACCCGACCATCATTGACGGCGAAGAGAAGGATGAATCTGGCGAGACTACTGAATGGGAGCGAACTGTTGAGAAGCTTCTCAAGCGCCATTGGGCGAAGCTGAAAGACGCCGACCGCCGTAACCTTGTGGGGCGCTATTCGGCCCTGTTAATTCAGGTTAAGGATGGCCGAGAATGGAAAGACCCGATCAACACCGACTACATCAGGTCTCTCGGCACCGAGCGCCTGAAGGCTGTGGTTAAGCTTATCCCTGCATGGGAAGCGCAGATTAAACCAGGCAATTTCGACACAGATACAATGTCGGAAACCTACGGCCAGCCCGTGATGTACAACTTCAATGAGCAGCCAGTCGGCGATGACGGAACTTATGGGCCCGTGCGTAGCGTTCAGGTTCACCCGAGCCGCGTCATCATCCTGTGTGAAGGTGCTGAAGACGAGAATATGCTCTCCGGCATCCCGCTGTTGCGCGCTGGCTATAACAAGCTGTTGGACATTGAGAAGACCTCCGGTGGTAGCGCTGAAGGCTTCCTGAAGAATGCGAGTCGCCAGCTTGGTATCGCATTCGACAAAGAAACAGACATCGCGACAATCCAGGCTCAGGCCAAAGAAGCGGGCTTTAAAGATTTGGGGGAAGCCCTGAATGACAAAATGTCTCGTTTCAACAAAGGTACCGACGCAGCACTGGCGATGCAGGCTGGTCAGTTGTCGGTGCTGTCAGTCGCAGCGGCTGACCCTACCCCCACATGGACGGTCGCAGCTAACGAGTTCTCCGCGACGATTCAGTGTCCGTTCACCATTCTCTTTGGTCAGCAGACCGGACGTCTTGCCTCGGATGAGGACAAAACTGATTGGGCTAAGCGTTGCAATGGACGGCGCTGGGGATTTATGACCGACTTCATCACCCGCGTCATTGAGCGCTTCTGGCAGATTGGCGTCATCGACCCGCCGAAGTCTGGCGAGGTTACGCTCGCATGGTCTGACCTGCTCGCGCCTAGTGAGAAAGAGAAGATCGCAAATATGCAGGCGATGGCAGCCGTTGCCAAAGACACTCAGCAGGCATACGGCACTCCGGCGATAACGGAGAATGAAATCCGCGCTGTCGGTGAGCTTGAACCAATCAGTGAACCAGAAGAGCCTGCCGGAGCCGCAACGACAGACCCGCTGACAGGTGACCCAATTGAACAACCGACAACGACCGGGCAGCCCGATAATTCCGCGCAATAAAGCCGACCCCACGCAGTCATACCGACCGGTTAACCGGATGTTCCGGGATATCGAGAACCGTTATTACCAGATAAAGAAGGCACTGAAGCAGTTGCTCGATGGGTATCTGGTCGGTAGAGAGCGTAGTGGCAATTCTCTCTACGGTTACATTCTGGCGAGAGACGGCAGTAAGCCGGACACGCTCTACCAGGTGAATGCTGGCACCTTCATCTACGATATGTCGCCACAACAACTGTCTGACCTGCTACTGCGCATAGAAACGATTCTGGACGATTATCTCCTTGAAGGTGGTAGTAACAACCTTTGGGCGCTCCAGTACGTTTCTGATGAGTATGAGCGCGGCACGTTGCAGGCATTCACGAATCTTTCAGCGCAATCGGCTGTCTATGAGCAGTCAACGACGCTTCAGCAGTTGCTAAGCAGTCCGGCGTATCAAAACCAGGTGGCAGCGGCTTACATCTCTACCTACAGCGAATGGCGGGGAATAACTGATGCTGCTCGCGCTGACCTGGCGAACATAGTTTCTGATGCAATAGGGCGCGGTATTAACCCGCGCGAGACAGCCAGCCTGATTAGCAAGCGCCTGGATGTATCTATGAGTCGGGCCAAAACGATAGCTCAGACGGAGCAGGTTGGCGCGTTAAGGCAGGCTCAGTGGTCAGAGGCTGAATGGTCGAAGGAGCGATTGGGGCTTAACACTGCGCTGCTGTGGATATCGGCCCTGAAATCGACGACGAGGCCATGGCACGCTGCGCGCCACGGGAAGACCTTCACAACGGAAGAAGTGGATAGACTGGCCCCATGAAT